TGGGAGCCAGCCTGTGGTGATGGGGCCATCTCAAAAGTTCTGGAGGGCAGAGGGTATGAAGTCATATCAACTGATCTGTATTACCGTGGATACGGCGATAGCGGGATGAACTTCCTGAACGCTGAGTGCAATTGCGGTGGTATCATTACTAACCCGCCATTCAATCTGGCCGCTGAGTTTATCGAAAGATCTGCCGCAAAGCATGTCCCCTTCGCTATGCTCACCAAGGCTACCTTCTGGCATGCCAAGAAGCGGCAGAAGTTGTTCGAGGCCACAAGGCCAATGGCAATCGTAGCAATGACGTGGAGGCCAGCCATGTCACCAGAGAGGGGCAAGAGCGCCACTATGGATTTCATCTGGACCGTCTGGGGGTCTGCCCCATCAAAGAAAACCGAATACATTCTACAAGGAAAGATCAGTGACTAAGAATACAGAAGTGCCAAAACTCCAGAGCAAGATTGCAGTACAGAGAAATGAGATCGCAAGGCTGACACAGTTGGTTCAGAAACTCATGGAGCAACGAGACCAATTAACCAAAGACCTAAAATGGATGAGGGGTGAAAAATGATCCGCAAGAACGGTTTTACATTCGGGCCAGAATCAATGGCAAACAATATCGGTAGGTTTCCACGCACCAGAGAGGGCAAGAAGGCAGACCAAATGACCAAAGTTAGGATGCAACTTGCGTCCTACAGGAAGAACGGAACCCCGAAACCAATCACTCTGCCCAAAGAGCCTTGGGCCAAAAAGAGCTGATATTAATTAGTGCAGTATTTACTGCATTTTTAAATAACACTGTATTAGGCATTAAAATCAACAGGTTACGATTTATTGCATTTATTGCAATATTGCAGTCCCCCTTAGTGCCTAATACCCCCCCCTATATGTCTGAGAGATGGGTAGGGTAGGTAGTATGTAGTAATGTAATAAATAATATATCTATATATATATACTATAAGAATAAGGGGTTTGGGCTGGGTGAATAAGTGCAGTATGGGTGACTGCAATAAATATGCAGTAAATACATTAAAAAAACTTTGTATGACTACTTGCAATGTGTGACAGGTGCATTATGTAGGGTTCATAGAGAGAGAGGAAATCAAAATGTCTATACGCAGAATGGAATACAAAAAGAATGGCTACGACATCCGTTGCCGCGTCGAAGGTTCTGGGGATTATGCAGAGGGTCTTATCCTCTGGAAGCGTTACGGCGATGACAAGTACATCGTGATCGGTAAAATCTATAAGACCAAAAACCTAAATTGGACGCACCAGAAAGGCGTGATCCAAATGGTCAAGAAGTCTTGGCATGACGCCGCCAAAGATCTCTATGCTGCCTTCCAAGTGGAGGCAGCGTGATGGCACTCGCCGCTTCGCACTGCCCAAATTGCAAAACCAAAATGACAACTGTGGACTCAAGACCGCACTTGCTTTACGGCTTTCCAACAATTAGACGCAGGCGGAAATGTTTGACATGCGACTTTCGTATAAGCACTGTCGAACTGCCTGTGTCGCTCACAGATGAAATATTCCAAGAGGATTGAAATGGAACAGATCGCAACACTCGAAACTCAAATCAAAGAGTTTAACAAAATGGTCGATAGATCACAGACATCAATCAACCACCTCACAACATTCTCCGCGATCTGCCAGTCGTACCCAATCACAAGCGCAGACCTCGCAATCAAAATGGATCTCAAAAACTCAACCCTCAACAGATTGCTGCACTCGCTCGCTGAAAATAGCAGAGGCCAAACAGAAGCAGCAGAACTCATCAAAATCGAAATGGACGCAAAAGATAAGCGCCAAAGAAATATAAACCTAACACCCAAAGGCAAAAGCCTCATGGATAAAATGTTCGGAGCAAAAAAATGATCGTTAAATCTTGGAAGTTCACAGGCTTCAAATCAACCTTCCCAGATTGGATCGCAGAAAATACATCCAAACGTGCAGGATCTTCACACCTCTGGGTTCACACACAATATGGTGAAGCGCCAGCAAGAGAAGGCGAATGGATCTCAATCAATCTGCGAGGCCACCTAGATATTCACAGCAAAAAACCAGAAGGATGGGCAAAAGAAATGATGGCAGGCGCAGCATTCGTAGTTCTGATGGCAGCAGTGTTTGTAATATTCCTTGCAATGTGATAGCAAAAATGTACTGCTCGATTTGGCCCATGCCTGTGGCCTCATCCCAAACTGACCCCACCCGGCTAGGTTTCGCACTGCAACGGTGGGGTTTCTTTTTTAAATGATCTATCTTACATTGCAGTAAAACTGGAAAGATCACCACATGGCAAAGAAAAAATCAAAGAACCCTGTCGGAAGACCCAAGTTCGAGGTCACTCCTGAAGTGCTGGAAAACACCAGACGCTTCATGGCGCAGGGCTTAACCAAAGAACAATGTGCAGCTTCGCTGGGAATATCACGCTCAAAATTCTTTGAAATTCAGGAACAAAATGTGGATTTCTTGGACGCTATAAAAAGCGGTGAGGCCGAAGGCATACAGCAAGTAACCAACGCGCTCTATGAAAAGGCCACGATTGACCGGGATAACACCGCGATGATCTTCTTTCTCAAGAACCGCGCAGGCTGGGTCGATAAAAAAGAGGTCGCAACAACCATAGAACAAAAGCACGTCATAGATTTAACAAGGATAAGTGATGACCAACTCAGCGCAATTGCAGCAGCTTTTGAACAGTCTAACCTTGGAGCAAGTTCAGGCGGAGCGTTACCGCAGATCATTGAGGGAGTTTACGAAAGCAGCATGGCCGACGATTGAACCGGGCGTTGACTTCCAAAACAACTGGCACGTCGATGCAATCAGCGATCACCTCCAAGCCGTTGTCGAAGGCGACATCAAACGTCTGATCATAAACGTGCCGCCACGCCACATGAAGTCAATCAGCGTGGCCGTTGCGCTGCCAGCTTGGACTTGGACCCACCAGCCGCATAAGAAGTTCCTGTACGCCTCCTATGCCTCCTCCCTGTCAATCAGAGACAGCACCAAGTGTCGCCGCCTGATCGATAGCCCGTGGTATGACAGGCACTTTGGCGATCAGTTCCAACTGACTGGCGATCAAAACCAAAAGCAAAGGTTCGAGAACGATAAGACAGGATACCGCATAGCCACGTCCGTAGGCGGCGCTCTGACCGGGGATGGCGGTGACATCATCTGCATCGATGACCCACACAATGTGGTAGACAGCGACAGCTCCAAGGTGCGCGAGGGCGTTCTGGAGTGGTGGGACCAAGCCATGCAGACCCGGCTTAACGATCCCCGCACTGGCGCTTTCGTCATCATCATGCAGCGTGTGCATGAGCAAGACCTGACCGGGCATATCCTGTCCAATCAGCTAGGCGATGAGTGGAACCACCTCTGCCTGCCTGCCCGATACGAAATTGGCCACCCAACGCCAAGCAAGTCATGGCTGGGCTTCTCAGATCCACGCACAAAAGAGGGTGAGCTGCTCTGGCCTGAACGCATCGATGACAGAACGCTAACAACTCTAGAGCGCAGCCTTGGCTCCTACGCAGCGGCTGGGCAGCTACAGCAGCGCCCATCACCCAAAGGTGGCGGAATCCTAAAGGCAAGCTGGTGGGTTCCTTGGGAGAAGGAAGATCTGCCCGACATCGAATACGTTCTGCAATCCTACGATACAGCATTCGAGGCAAAAGAAAGCTCCAGCTTCAGCGCCCGTACAACTTGGGGCGTGTTCAGCTACAAGGGCGCAATGTGTGCGATTGTTCTAGAGGCTTGGTACGACAAGGTCAGCTATCCAGATCTGAGGCGCTTGGCGCAAGAGGCTTACGATGAGTGGGAGCCAGACGCAGTTCTGATAGAAAAAAAGGCTTCAGGCCAATCCCTTCTGCAAGATTTACGAATGGCTGGCGTTCCCGTATTGGCTTACAGCCCAGATCGGGATAAAGAGGCTCGCGCCCATGCATCAAGCGCACTTTTGGAAGATGGCAGGATTTTCTTCCCTTCCAATCGAAAATGGGCTAAAGATTTAATAGATATATGCGCAGCCTTCCCTGCACATCCAAATGACGATGTTGTTGATACATGCACACAGGCATGGTTAAGGTTGCGAAAAGGATGGTTCGTTGGTCACTCAGAAGACCCAGATGACGATGAGCCGATGGAAAAACAAAGGATGACGCTCTATGGCTGAACCAGAAAACATTATCCCATTCGCTGAAGGCGCTCCTGCCGATGAACTGATGATCGAAGAGCTGGCAGACGGTGACGTTCTGATCGGTGATCCAGAGCTGGATTTCATGGATGAGCTGGATGATGCAGAGTTTGACCAAAACCTTGCCGAAGTTATCGATGAGCGCGAACTTATGCGCAAAGCCAGCGAGCTGGTCGGA